GGTCTGTCGGTTTTATGCAGTGGGCTGAGTATTCACATGGTGTTGCCACTTTATTTAGAGAACAGATGGGACGTTGCACGGTTTCCTCGCGACAAATACATTTATCTGATAGATTGAAACAGATGTTGGCCCTGTGGGCCTTCGCTCATCCACACAGAGCCTATCACACCCTGAAATTGTTTAATATATTGTCAGCCCTTCATGAATCGCTTGTGTTTGTGTGGATCGCTAACTTATTAGGATTGGTAACCATGATTGCTGCAGCCATTGGTTGTTCTGGTTATTATTTTAATAGTTCTGTATGCTGGTGGATAGGACTGTGTACTTTTGGATGTTCGGTCCTTGGCTTGTGTTTACAACACTGTTTGGTGTGCTTTGTGACAGCAATACGACCAATCGTGGACAAATTGGGACCCCACACCTTACTCTGGTATTTTGAACAGGTTAAATCGAGATATACAAAAGTGTTGAAGGTTTTGGCGCTGATCGGTACATTGACGTTGGCTTACAAGTATGTAACATACAAGAAAACACCCACTTATGGTTCGACAATGCACACTGGTGAGGGTTCAAAGGATGATACTCCAGAAGATGATATTGGGGATGTTGCCCGGGATCTTGGACTTGTGGAGGATGTGAGGATGAAAGGTATGTTATCTGCTCAAACTGCTGAGGTTACTAATATCTGGAAACAAGATAATCCCCTCGCCTTACCCACTACGGAAGCATCCACAACTACAGTGAGGAGTACTGTGCACACGATCGCCAGACGGAGTATGGCACGAGTGGAGGTTGTGACGCAACACTTGTTGGGAAAGCATATTTCCTCTGTTTCTGCCGTTTGCCTAGCCGGTAATGTATGGGCTTTTCCTCAGCACGTGTTAGGGTCGCCTCAGAAGAGAGTGTCAATTGTGATGCTGTGTCAGATGGGAGATGTGGTTCAGACAATAAAGCTTCCTTTAGATATTGAGAGTATTGCCACCTTTCATGCTGATCTATGTTATACCACATTGAATACTCCCACATTGAAAGGGATTGCAAAGTTTTGTATGCCCAAAGATCAACCATTTGGTCCGTATCTTCGTCGAAGGCGCCCTATCATTGTACACGTTCAACGAGATGCCGGTTTTCAGAGCTTTGCGGGCTTCGCAGTGGAAATGCGCACTATAGTGACAGATTTAGTGAAAGTACCTTTTCCAGTCGTGTGGTGTGAATCAAATCATGTACCCGTGTGTGAGGGCATGTGTGGTTCGGTGGTGGTTGATGCCCAAACCGGTGTTGTTTTGGGACTGGTTGTGGCATCCGAGACGCGTAATCCTTTGAATTTCATGTTCTCTGTGGTTCAACCGCATAGAGTGTTGGAATTAAAGAGTTGTATGTTGCAAACTCACCGCCATGTTGATTATCCGCGAGAGAGATTTGAGTTACCAATCATTGATGATGAGACAAATATTCACCGTCGATCCCCTTTTGTACACGCAGGTCCACTGTTTCCCTTCTTAGGTCTATCTACTGATCCCACCAGTGGTTTCCCACCTTTTGGTGCCAACATAATTGGCTCGTTTGGAGAACCTATGAAGTTATTGCGAACTGAAGCTAAACATAGTCTAGCACATGATCAATATTTAGCGCACTTTGACTTACCTGAAGTTGGGGCTCCCACCTGGGTTGCGAGGAAGGATGAAGAAGGAAAATACCCCTTTCTGTGGCAGCTTTTGCAACCCGATGCGTTGCAGTTGGCTCGGGTGTCTCATTGTTCACTTATCACGCCGTTTCAGCATGCGAAAGGAGATTACTTGGCTTCTATTTTACCCCTGGTCGGAAGAGTTCGAGATGAAGGGGGATGGTATGAACCGCTAACTTTCAAACAATCATACGAAGGTATACCTGGTCTCTATGGTGTTGACGCAATTAATTTCGCATCTTCGTGCGGTATTCCCTTGAACATGAAAAAAGCGAACCTGTTCCCCATGGATGATGACGGGAATAGGGTCCCAGATGATCGAATTTTTGAACAGTATACCCTCATGTTGGAAGCGTTGCGTAATGGTGAGCGGTCTCATTTTCTGTTTAAAGCGTCAATTAAAGATGAAATAACAGGACCTGAGAAGAAGAAGTCCCGCTTGTTTTATGCTTGTGATCTTGTGTCAATTCTGATAACACGGACTTATTTTGCTCCATTAATCAGATTCTTCATGTTGTACCCACTTGATTGTGAATCGGCTGTGGGCATCAATGTTTTTTCGATTCAATGGACTGATTTAGCTACCCACTTGAAGACTTCGGATGAGTCGGATTATATCGCCGGTGATTATGGTGATTTTGATCGAACCATACCCAGATTTTTGTTGCTTATTGGATATGACATATTGGTTGAGATGGCTAGGGTGATGGGTGCTAGTCCCGAGCATTTGGTGATAATCAAGGGTATTTGCACAGATATTATATATGCGAACATCCATTATGATGGGGTGATCGTGGAAGCATCAGGGGGTAATGCCTCTGGTAATGCATTAACCGTATTTATTAATGGGCTGGTGGTGAGCTTGTTGAAGCGAGCTGCGTATTACTTTTACGGCGGGAAGCTCCCATTCAAGGCATCATACCGTATGATAACTTATGGTGATGATCATATCGTAGCTAAGAAACGTCATGAGGCTCCATTGACTGGTGAGCGGATAAGAGATTTTGTGAAAGAACACTGCGATATGAAATACACTCGGTCAGACAAAACAGCTATGACTAATACAGACCAGTGTTTTGGAGAAATTGATTTTGTTAAACGTCCCTTTGTCTGGAATGATGAATTGTGTCGGTATTGCGCTCCTCTACCGTTCAAAAGTTTGCATAAGATGATGACGTGGACCTTATCTGGTGATTTGGATAAGCATCTTGAGGGCAGTGTGATGAGTTATGTAAATGAAATGTTACAACACCCTCGTGCTGTGTATGATGAGTATGTTGGTAAATTGCGACGAGTGCTGCGAGATATACCAAACGCTATAATTGGGCCTTCTTGGTTAGAATATATGGACGACATGAAACTTGAATGGGACTATGATGTTCGTTGGCAGCGCATCAAGGAGACTGACAGTGACCGACTAATAGAAGGGAGGTCTCGTTGTGGTGGGTTTGGTTAGAACCTATATAATATTACAGTCAGAGGTTAAGGATTGTCCTCATATAGTAGTAACAGTCAGGGGTTAAGGATTGTCCCCATTAGAATATATACAGTCAGAGGTTAAGGATTGTCCTCATATAATAATAACAGTCAGGGCTTAAGGATTGTGCCCGTTTTGTCTAGGTTTAGTAAAGAATTTCCTTAATAATAATCTTGCTTTGTTTATTGGTTACCCAACCCGGTTATGTGTGGTTACTCCACCGGGCCATAGCTTTAAATGATGAATGAACTCCCCTATTTAGGGGATAAAACACCTCGTCTTTAGCACTGTGAGGTTAGTGCTTTAGATTAAATCAACACCTTTCTAATACAAATCAAAAAATTTTCGGGTTTAACGACCCAAACCCAATTATGAAGCATACAGATGACGAAATGCTTCCACCTCATCCTCAACCAATTCAATATGTCCAAGCCACACTTCAGGATTCCTTATCAAGGGTTGGCCAAATAGCCACCATTTTGTGGGATATCAACACTGCGGTTGGAGAGGCTCTGACACCGTTCGAGACATTGCTTGCTTCCCCAGCTATCTTGTGCAAGACAGCCAATTTTGCTCGATTTCGTGCCAAGGGTATTCGCATCCGCTTCGAAGTGGATGGCACGCCTTTTCATTATGGCAAGTTGATTGCTTCTTGGTTGCCCTTGTATGATTACGATGATGTTTCAGCTGATGCAGACACGATGAATACTGAAGCTGGCGTCTGTGAAGCTACACAGAAATTACATTGCACCATTGATCCTTGCTCAGATGCCACCCAAATCTTAGAGATACCGTGGATATACCCCAGGGTCTGGTACGATCTGACCTCAGTCGAGTATGCTATGGGGTTAGGTATTCTTAGGATAACTGATTTTAACCCCCTTTTGCATGCTAATTCTGGTACATCTGGGGTCAATGTGATTGTTTACGCACAGTTCATCGACCCAGAGGTTATGCTCCCAACAGAGCACTACACATCTGTATCTAAAAAGATGCCAGTCGCTGTCTTCAATGGAGGTGTGGATGACTCGCCTGGTCATCTACTTGGTCCGCCCGGAGCTTACACGCCTGGGAGAAATGATGCTGATATTCCTATGTCTGAATTCACCTCGAGGGAAGCTTTTCTAGCTACATTTTCCTGGGCTCCGTCAGAGACATCAGGTACGATCTTAGCATCCTGGCCAGTGTCGCCCGGGAAATATTTACAGAATGACACATTGGATTGCCATTTTTCACCGTTATCATTTGCATCTTTACCCTTTGCATTCTGGAGAGGATCCATATCATATCGTTTTCAAGTTGTTGCTGCTGCTCACCATAAAGGGCGTTTACGCATCTTTTGGGATACCAAAGAGCATGATGACAGTATAATTCTACGTGGCCAAAAATTGTCTTTAGAGATAGATCTGGCGGGACCACGAGATGTAGTTTTTACTGTCCCCTACGAATCAACATACCCATTCTTGCGTGTTGCAAACTCGGTGTTCTCTCACACCTCTGGATCGGTTGATGTTCCCACAGTGGCATTCGACAATGGGGTTATTTCATTGGCAGTTCAAAACAGGTTGGTTTCTCCTGGATCCACCACCGGCAGCATTTATGTGAACGTTTATGTTTGCTCAAAAGATATGGAGTTCCAGGTGCCTGTTCCCGATACTATACGAGATTTCAGTCCATACACTTCTGTGTCTGAGGTTAGACCGGAGATAGCTGCCACCGTTTCTTTGTCTACTGACCAACCAGCTGATGAGCCATATATGCCTATTGTGTCCCCTCCTCCTACAATGTCATCTTATCTTTTTGGTGGTCCTGCCCCATCCTTATATGATTTAGCTCGTCGACCAGCGTATGTGGAGACTATTATTTGGAATGATGCTATCTCTGATTCAAATACTATAGGTTGTATGAAGGCCACCATTCCCGTATGGCCTCCTTATCCTGGTTACAATGCTTATGGGTGGGATGCCGATGCCACTGATGAACTTCCATTGACAATGGCGGCACTCACACCTTTCACTATGTTGCGTCTTTGCTATTTAACATGGAGGGGCGGTTTGAAGTCGAGATACTTTATGGGGAGAACGGGCGCCACTGTGACCCATTTTTCGGTTGATGCAGGTAACCCCAATAATGCTTTTGGGACATCGGTATCCGCATTTTCTTATGATTCTTCCACAGATTTGGCCAATAAGATTTTGGCTTATTCTCTCCTGCCTTCAAAGATCAACCCTGTTTCTTATGGGCCTACTGGTGCCTCCAACATCAGTCTTGATATCTTCCATGACGTGACATATCCATACACGTCCCCAGCCTTGTTTCAGCTGGCCCGCCATTCATATGGCCCCGCTAAGGACACTTATTGGAGTGATCAGCGACCAGAAATTTCTGGAATTTTGCCCACTACTTTAACTCTCATTGCTTCTACGAATAGCACAACTGCTAAATACATTTCTGTTAATAGGGAGTTTTATCCTGCTGATGATTTTCAGCTTTGCCATTTTGTTAGCACCCCCGTGTTGTATCCTTACACTCCACCTGATGGCCCATAATCTATGTTTTATGTTCGTGTGCGTATAAAGCCGTGTGATCCCGGCTTTTCAAATAATAGGACAGTTTTATAACTAACTATACAAACCGTTTACACTCTTATAGTGTCTTTATCGAACTTCGGTTTTTCAAATAAAAAAAGTTCAAATATTAAATTATATTATATTATACATATATATATATACCCGC